GTGATTTCACAGTATCGATAGCCAATATGCAGGATCGAACTTTGCTTAAACACGCTTTACCTGGAACAGACTTAGTTACCAATCAGTATAGTACCACATTATTTACATCGCCTGCCATAGGAAATGGTAGATTAGCTGTTTTTGTAGTCAATGAATTAACGACGCCGAACAGTACTGTAAATAATGATGTGGAAGTTAATGTTTTTGTGTCTGCTGGAGATGATTTTGAAGTGTTTGTCCCTGACAACTATTTCCAGCGCTTCGTTTTTAAACCACAGTCTGGCTCTATGGCCGACAAAATAGATGCTGAAGAAATGGATCGACCGACACAGTCCAGTGACATAATAATAGGCGTTAAGCCTACATATAATTTGAATGCTAACTTGGTATACACAGGAGAATCGATAGTGTCTTTCAGGCAATTGTTGCACCGATATTCTATACATCACACTCATGGCGGGGCATATGGCAATTTGCAGGTTGGATTCGTCGTTACCCCAATGTTCCCTTTTTATCGTGGGAATGTTCCAAATGCCATCCATTCTACTTTGGCAGCCAATGCGTATAATTATTGTAATACTATGTTAATACATTGGGTTGTGTCATGTTTTTCAGGATGGAGAGGTTCTATTCGGTGGAAAGCCAATTACAGGGGTAATGGGGCTTATACAAACAGACTCCGTACGATAGTTGAGAGAGTGCCCGCTCCGATTACTTATAGCAGAGGTACAACTGGTGGAGTTTCATATACGTCAACAAGCAATGCTGCGTACAAAGTGATACCAGGCACACCTTCATCCACAGCTTTTCCATTGGATAGGTTTCCAACTTGTGTTAATGGAGCCACGTTTTTAGCCGATCTGTCTTCTAATACTGTAGAGTGGGAAAATCCATTCTACCATGATGCTCGTTTTTATGGTTATAAGACAGCAGACTATACGACAAGCGTGGATTTGGAAGGGTTTTTATTAGCTTATCAAGGCTCACTTTTCGCTGGTGCAGCATATGATTTCTTCTCAGCAATTGGAGAAGATTTCCAGACTTATTTTTGGACTGCTATGCCTCCGTTGTTCTATGAGGCAGACGCACCGCCTGCTTAGTTTTCATTTACATAATATTTTAGGTTTTTAGTCGTTTTGTGAGGTTTATTAGTGCCCCAGTATTATGTTTTGTTTTTTACATTCAAGGTGTAAAAGAAATAGCGCATTTTAGAATGCGATGCGCTATTGTATATATATAGCATTTATCCCATCGGTGGACGATGGGGCCGGGAAACCGGTAAGTCTATCCGTATTAAGTTTTGTAGAGGAATTTTTGAGGGTGC